GCGGCAGCCAGGCCTCAAACACGGGCTCGATCAGCTCCTCGATCAGCCACTCCTGCATTTCCTTCCAGTGCTCACGCTCGTCGAGCGTGCCCTGGCGGATGCTGGAGAAATTGACGTTCTCCAGGTCGTTGGCAAGGTTGTTGTACAAGACCCCGAATCCCGCGGAGATTCCGCGAAGCATGGCCTTGTTGAAGAGCGCGAAGTCGTTGGAGGGGAACTGCGGATTCCACTGCACCAGCTCCGCACCATCGGGCAGCGAGCCGAATTCGCCGGGCGATGCCTCCATGTGGAAGTCACGCTGCTCATCCTCGCTGTACTCCGGCCCCTGCCCCTCGCGCCACTGCAGAAAGCCCATCTTGGACGCACCGACCCGGGCATTGACGACAGCAGCCGTCTCGAAGCCCAGCAGCTGCTTCATGCGAAAGAGCCCCGTCGCCATCCAGGGCAGCCCCCGACGCTGGCCAGACATCTCCGTGAGAAAGCCATGGATGATCTCCTCGGCGGGAATCCTCCGGTAGCTGCGCCCGGAGTGGCTGTAGTCGTAGTTCCGGTCGTTCTGGTCGATCGCCAGGTAGTAGGCCATGGGCCTGCCCAGCGCATTGAACTCAATGCCGGCCCGGATGAAGTGCCCTGCGGGCGCATCGATGGGGTGATCGTCGTCCAGGTGAACCGGGCATCGCTGCGGATCAAGCACCTGCAGCGCAAACCCCCAGGGGCCGGCCGCATCGCCGTAGACCTTGCGCAGCATGAACTCGCCATCCTTGACGGCAGAGACCACAGCGCCGGCCTGGATGGCACGCCACGACTGGCGGCCCTTCACGTCGCAATGGCGGCGGCTTCCCCACTGGGCGAATGCCGCCTCGATGGCCTCGTTGGCCTGAACATCGAGCCGGCCGCGCTCGTCCTGGCTCTGTGCCTGCAGCATCACGCCCTTGGGGCCGACGATGTTCTGGCGCGCCATGCGGATGAATGCCCGGGCGTAGTCGTTGTTCGATGCCTGCTCGCGGGCGCGCGCCACGAGGATCCGCTGATGCCGGGCAATCAGCTCATCTGCCGTCTTGGGGTGCGACAGCCAGTCCAGCGTCAGCCGATCCTCGCGCGCGCCATCGTACATGCGCAGCGCCGCACGACCCGCCGGCGACAGCCTTCCGCGTGCCGCCCTGGTCGTCTCTACCGGCGTCGTGTCCGACGCCAGTTCACGGTTGCGACGAAAGAGCCCAATCGGCCACATCAGCGAAACACCACCCGTGCGCTCACGCCAAACAGGCCTCCCTTGGAGGCAGCCTTCATGCGCGCCAGCTCGCCACGGTATCGGTCACGCAGCTTCAGCAGGTCTGCGATGGGTGTGCGCCTCAGCTCTCGGTTGTTGATCCGATACTGCTCCTGGTCGAGCGTAGCCCGCTTTTCCAGGACCGCCTCGATGGCGTCGAGCACACGCTGCACGTGCGAGCGCGCATCGTGACCGGCTGCCAGCTGCGCAATGTCCGGTCGCACCGTGACCGTGCCGCTATCGATCTCCTCGATGTCGTCGCCACGCTGCGCGCGGGCGCTGACGGCGTACTCGCCGTGCAGCCACCCCCGGGTGATCGTTGCAGGGACGTGCAGCAGGTGATTGCGCCCATCAGGCACAGCGTGCAGATCGATGACCGACGGCCCGCGCAGCACCACCGACAGCTGCCACTCGGGCGCCGGGTACGCGGGCTGCACCACCAGACGCCTGAGCGTCAGTCCAGCCTGGATGCCGTTCGGGAAGATCTCTGCCATTTCACCAGGAATTGATCCAGCCGCCTCGTCTGCGGGCCGGGGTTGCGCGGGTTCTGCGGGGTGCAGTGTTGGCAGGCGCCGCGTCCTTTTCCACTGGTGGTTTTTCCCGTGCCGGCATCGATGCAGCCGCGCCACGATCCGTCCGATCCGCTTCGGCCGGCGCATCCCCGGTAGGCGCATCCGGCATGCTCTGCGCCTCAGCTGCTGCCTCACGCTCCTGCGCATCGTCTGTCGCGCCCCTGCCGTCTCCAGTCCTAGCACTTCGGCGCACGGCTGTCGCCTGCTCGATATCCTCCTCGGTCAGCCCCAGGCGGCGCGCGGCCAGCTTCAGCGACGGATTGGTGATCTTGAGCGCTGCGAGCGCGTACACGCGGCAGTCCAGTGCCTCGTTGCGCTCGACCGTCTTGTGCCACTCTCGCACGGGAAAACCCCGCACGTAGCGCATCGTGAGCTTCTCGGCCGTGATCTGCCGGAACCACTCAGCCCCTCGCCCCTCGGGCACGTGGCAGTAGCCCGGGCCCGGCGCATCGACGGCCAGCCGCCGCATCACCACCAGCTTGGCCTCATCCACGCCCACCGGGAAGAGATCGATGCGCCGCCCGCGCTTACCGCTACGCTTGCGCGATGGCGACCCGACAATGGGCCTGCCCCAGCCCGCCACCCCCTTGATGCCGAAGATCCGGCGCCCCGCCTTACCCTTGAGCCAGTCATACGCCGACTGGGTGTAGCCCGAAGTGCCCCCCGTATCGACACAGGCCGCAGAGATCGGCAGCTGGGCGCCGGACTCGTGCTGCCAGCTGCGCCCCAGCAGATCGTCCAGATCATCCCAGACATCGCCCTGCAGCGGATCGCCCCACAGCACCTGGTAGTCGACGCTCCAGGACTCCTCGGCAATCCCCCAGGCGACGATCTCCACTTCCAGGCGATCCAATTGCATGTCGACGCCAGCCGTCAGCACCAGCCCACCCATGGGCACGGGTGCGGCAAACGGCTCGATGCGTTTCATCAGCGCCTCGGAATCAGCTTTCTCGCCAGCCTCCTCCCAAGTCTCGGCCAGCGAGACGTTGACGAAGGTCTGCAGGTCGCCCGAGGCCTTCTTGTCCAGGTAGCTGCGCACGATGTCCCGCAACCTCCGGAACGTCGAGTACATCTCGCTCAGGTGGTAGCTGGCGTGTCCACGGAATGGCTTGCCCGCCTGCCACCGGCCTGCCCGGATGGCGGCCTTGCGCATGCCATCGTCCCAGAGGCTGCCGCAGTGCGCGCAGGTGTAGCGCGCCGTCTCCGGAAACTGCTCGGCCTGCTCGTCTCCCTTGCCCCGCCATGTCACGTTGTCCCACCTCAGCACCTGATATTCGCCACAGTCCGGGCAGGGCACGAAGAATCGGCGCTGGTCGCCTGCCTCGAATGCCCCCTCAATGTAGCTGGCCCCTTTGAGTGTCGGCGTGCTGATCTCCAGGAGCTTCTTCTGGTCCCCGAACGTCGCTGCCCGCTGCCAGATCAGCGACACCGGGTGCCCCTCGGCCGTGACTTCATAGCCGTCGACCTCGTCGACCACGATGATCGGGGCCGAGCGCCCCCGCATCGTTTTGGGCGACCCAGACCAGGCGAACATGAGGAATCCGCCCGGGTACGATTTCATGGTGCTGTTGTTGATGCCCTCTCGGCCGCGTGGTTTTGCCAGCCGCGACCGAAGCATCCCATTGGCCTCAACCATTGGCTGGAACTTTGTGTTCAGCCAGACCAACAAATCGGTCTCCGAGGGCTGCATCATCATCTGAGACGCCGGCCGCATGGCGATGTGATAGCCCTGGCCGCACAGTGCCAATTGCGTCTTGCCCACCTGAGCCGCCCACATCAGCGTGATGCGCTCGCACTCCGGATTGATCAGCATGTCCAGCGGCTCGCGCTGGTACGGCGCGTTGTCGAATCGAATCATGCCGGGCACCGCGTTGCCACTCGGGATGCGCACGTGCCGCTCGGCCCACTGACTGGGGGTCAGGTCCGGCGGCGGCTGCAGAAAGCTGCGGCAGCGGGCAAAGATCCGCGCCAGCGCCGCGCTGTTGTCAAAGCTCCCCATCATCGCCCTCGATGTCGTCAGACGGCTCGATCAGCGACCGGGTGTCTGCCAGCGACTGCAGCACCTGGTCGATCTCGGCCAGCATCATCCGCTTGATCGCCGACTCGTCCTTGGCGCCGGCCAGCGACGACGCGATGCGCCCGGGAATGTTGCGGATATTGGTCTGCACCTCAGCAAAGAGGCTGCCCAGGTTCTTCTCCAGCTGCGCCACGCCCACCACGTCGCCTCGCGCGCGGGCCAGCTCGATCTCGGCCATGTCCGCCTGCGCCCGCGTGAGCCGCGCTTTCTGCTCGTGGTAGTCGATGGGCGAATCTGAGCTGCTGCCGCTGCGCTCCTGCAGGTAGCGCACGTACCCCTGCACGGCCGGCACCAGCTCGTAGCGCCCGCGCTCGGCCCGGGGAATGACGCCCTCGCGCGTGAGCTGCTGCACGCGCCGCTCGGACAGCATCAGCAGGCTGGCGATGGTGGCAACCGAATGGGTTGCATCACTGGGCATGGCCGCAGGGCGTCATCATGGGCGCGCACCAGCGGCTCAGCCGCCCGGCGCCAGGGTGCGGGCAGCCGTTCGCGCCCCGGGCGTCACCGAGCGCTGCGCGTTTCGGTTCCGTTTCGTTTTGGCGGGGGGGCGCCGGATCGAGCCGGCACGCGCCAACACCCTGTTTTTGCAGGGGTTATCGCCATCCTTAAGACTCTCCGGCACCTGGCCAAAACGAAACGAAACGGAATTTTTCGCGCACGCACACGCCAAATTCCGGGGCCGTTTGCGCCC